GCGGCTCCAGCGGCTCCAGCGGCTCCAGCGGCTCCAGCGGCTCCAGCGGCTCCAGCGGCTCCAGCGGCTCCAGCAGGCCCTGGCGGGCCTGGAGGTCCTGCAGTACCTGCGAGCATCCCGTAGACGATTGTGATAGCGTCCCCGACCAAAGCTCCAGTCGTGAGCGTGACAACACTGTCTGCTAGAGTGTAGTCGGTAGTTTCGCGCTGAATGAGACCGTTGCGAAACACCAGAACGTGCCCGAGAGAGGGGTTTGTTGTGGCAAACGCCGTTTGACCAGCCGTCGCTGTGAACCGATCGGTAGTAGTTGTGCCGGGGGAACCCACGACGACGCCGTAGAGAACCGTGATCTCGTCACCAATTAAAGCTCCAGTAACGAAAGTAATGTCACTACCCGAAACCGTGTAGTCTGTCGTCAACCTCTGAAGAAGACCGTTGCGATACACCATAAGCTCGCCGATAGGCTCGATCGTGGTGGTAAACAAGGTCTGTCCAGCAGTTGCTGTGAAGCGATCAATTCGAGTAGAGCCCAATTCAGCATCTGATCCTGGAGGACCTTGCGGGCCCTCAGGCCCTTCGGGTCCAACAACCACGTCGACGACGTAAAGAAGGTCGTTCCATTCGGTGCTACCATCGCCGAATTTGAAGTTTCCTGTGTCCTGCTCAAGTCCAGCTTCGCCGTCGGCAAGGACTGGGTTGATCGTGGACCAGTTGCTCGCAGTATCTCGACGAAGCTTGATCGTGTAGGTCATCTCACTCCTTACGCGTAGCCGCCGTCGATGATGTCATCGAGAATCGGGTCTGGGTCGGGATCGGTCCAGTTGGTTCGCTCCATCTCCATCAGGATGCGAACCTCGAGCTCCTTGCGCTGCTCGTCAAACGCGTTGATCGCGAAAGAAGTAGCTGGCGGGTCGAAGAGAAGCCGAACACGAAGGTACATGTACGACTTGATGTTGCTAAGTCGGAAATGGTCGGGGAGATAGTCTGCCCAAAGGGCCGAAGCATCCTCGATCATGAACCCGTCTTCGGGTCCGACGCCCAGCTGGTTAAGCGTGGAGAAAACAGAGTTGATGTTGACGATGATGTCGTGATCAAACGCCGTGTAGTCCGCGTCCATGCCGAGCATCTTCTTGGTGCTGGTGAGGATGCTATCCTCCATTACAGAACCTCCTTCCATTTTGACAGTTACGGGAACTTCGGGTTGACTCCGGGATTCGCCTTCAGAATCCGCTGACCTCGAGGAGTCTTAGCCAGCCGACGAGCCACTCTCTTCACCTTGTTTAGAGGAACTCGAGCGATCTCAGCGTGCATCCCATCCGGAATGCTCCAGTCGCCACCCCAGATCAGAACACCGGCGTACTTCTTGGTATGAACCCACATCCGGATAGCAGTGATCTGCTTCGCAGAGAAGGTGCGCCAGATCGACACCCCTCGAGGGTGCTGTGTGGCGTTGCCATCAGCGGCAGCACCGCCGGCGTGGTTGCTGTACCCGGTGGACTGGCCTCGGACCGGACGAACCGCCCAACCCCAGTCGTCCCAGAGGCGCTGGATGTCCAGCCGCTCGATCGTCTCGTGGAACCAGAGCATGAAGTGGATCAGGACGAACCCGATGGCGCCGTCTCGGAGGATGAAGTACTTCTCGTGCCTCGTAAGGCCGTGGCCCTCAGGCATGTACCACTTGCGGAGGTGCGGACCAGGTCCGTCGTAGTCCTCGTGGAAGATGACCGGCCAACCGTTGACTGTCTGTGCCATTTGAGTTCTCCTTACCAGAGTGTCGTGTCGCCAGGACGTCTTTCGACGAACGGCTTGGGTAGTTGTCGCGCGTCGCCATAGTGAATGGCATTGTGTGTACGAAGAGTTGTCGTGATCAGGTACTCAGGATCGAAGATGTCATCGTTCCCGTGTGTGATGTCCTCAACTTCCATCGGATTCATGTGATGGACGATGAGCTTCGCGTGAACCGGGTAGCCTGGCGTCGCCAAGTCATTACCCTCATCCCGAGCAATCACATAGTTGCGCAAACTTCGCCATTCTCTTGACGTGTAGAAGCGCTGGTTCAACCACCTGTCTCCACCGAAAGTCGAATGACCGACTTGACCACGAAGCATCAGGTAAAGGAACCTGTCTTCGAACTCAGGAATCTCGATAACTTCCGAGTATGTCCTAATCGTCGTCTCGATCATCGACTTCGCCTCCTTGGTATCGCTGCATGGCCTTGAGCGCCTCTGCATAGATCTCTTCTCTATGCGTGGCCGACTCCATAGCCTCTCGCTTGACTCGTGTAAGCTCATTCTCATGACGGAGTCGTTCTTGCTCGAGAGCCTCGCGCGAGGAACCCAACTTGAGGAAGTGGGTTATGACCTGCGACGAAGCTGAGCCTTCAGCGATCTGTCTCTCGGCCAAATCATTGGCCATTTCGATCAGTTGGTTCTCTCGACCTAAAGGAGTTACAGCAGGTGGCCGTCTACGTGGTTCTAGCGGAATAACATCCGCGTTTCTGCGACGGGCAGCCATGCTTCACCTCCTTCCGTCGAAATTGGGCGCTAGAAGACCCTGTTGGCGACCTGGAACCAGGGAACAAGAATCCAGAAGAACAGCGCGAGTGGCAGAAGCTGGATCGCGACGGTGCGAGTCTTGCTACGGACAGCACCATTGAAGGCGTCGTAGAGCAAGACCACCGCGGCGATGGTCAGAAGTGCCAAGTAGAGCTTGTCCATGTCAAACCTCCTCGATTAAGCCTTCGGAACGGAGCGACGCTCGGAAAGAAGCGAGCATCACGACGAATGTTGCTGGCTGACGCCAACCAAACGGAACGTTCTGGGCGATCTGCTCGAGACTTCCCAAAAACACCAGAACAAGAAGGGCCTGCAGCACCCACGAGAACTCGCGGAGCCGCTTCGTGTAGGTGTGCCAGTCCCGCCTAGACCTTCTAGCTACGTTGTAGCAAGTGATTAGGGCGAGTATCCCAGTGATCAACCTGAGATAGTCAAACCATTCAACTGGTTTCACTACACTTCCCTTCTCTTTCGGGTTACTTCCGAGGTCGAATGTCAAACCATTGTTTCAAAATATCCCCCCGGGGAATTTTTGGAGAGAGCGGCGATGCGGGAGGGGGGTGTCTTTCGCGAGGCACCCCTCCCCCCTACATCTTTTTCTAGTTCGAACTCTCTGGTTCAGGAATCTTCTTGTACAATCCCAAAGGATTGAGTTTCACAATGTCATCGATTCCCTGTTCGATTGCCATTGATTCGATTCCTGTTGGAAGATCCTCTGATGTGTTCACGACTCGAGCTAGGTACTCAAGTGTGTGATACCCTTTCAAGATGTCGAATGCATTCCACTCATCGAAGTCAGTGAAAGGATTGTAAGGATTGTCGATCGTAGTCAGCATGTGCTGTGACATTCCAAATCCTTTCTACTTGCTTGCTAGACTGGACTTGAGGGTGGATAGCGCAACACCAAGAGCATCAGCAACTTCTGCTTGTGTGTAGCCAGAAGCAAGCATAGAAGCAGCTCTTCTTTGCTTAACACTTGTCATCACAGTAGGTGTCCTAGGTGTAGCATACTGCTTGACCTGCTTGATGTCTGCCTTCATTAGGATCTGTGATAGAACGTTGTTCGTCACAGCACCTGCCTGGATAGCCTGCCACTCAGAGGGTGTGATGTCCACTCTAAGTGCCTCTGCACCTACTAGATTTCGTGCATTGTCAAGCTCCCTAAACCGAAGCTTCTTTAGGTCCTCATCATCCATGTTAGGATTAGCGGCCCTCTTTGCAGCAACGGTGGCCCTAGCAACCAATTGGGCTTGCCTTTCCAAAGGTCGATTCCTGAGCACCATGTTGAGCTTGGCGTTCAATGACTGGACTTCTTTGGAGTAAGTTTCCTTGGCCTGGGGTGAATAGGGGGTGGTCTTTACAGAAAGGGAGGCTTTTCTAGCAGTATTCGCTAAAGCCTTCAATCTGTTTGAATGGGTGGCGTAGATCTCTTCAATGGGGGTACCAGAAGAGAGCTTCCTAGCATCGTCGGTTTCAGCAAGCTTCTTTGACCGAACAGTCTTTGGCTTGCCATTGGGGTATGTTTTGAGGGTGGGGGTAAAAACCAGCTTTCCTGTGACGGGATCTACTGGGCCACCTTCACTCGAAGCACGGGGCTTTCTGTCAGGGACGTCAATCCGAGCACCCGCTTTTGAGATTAGCGTGTCTGCGCCACCACGCTTTCTCTTCTGATAAGTCTCCATTAGATTAGGAATGCCGTTTTCTACAGCAGACCTTTTCCAATCGAGACCATGTTTCTCTGCATCAATGACAACCATTGAATGCCGAACTGCTGCAGCAAGCTCGGTTGTATTGGCGCCCTTGATGGTCATGTCTGTGATGAGGTTAGAGATTCGCCCCATCTCAACACCCTTGGTTCTGGAGTCCATCTGAACCATTCCCTCATAACCCTTGTACTGTTCCTGAGGGTCGAAGTTCTTTAGTCCTTCGAGGGATGCAGATGTCTTAACGCCACGGTTCTTGTTAGGGATTACAATTACCGTGTCACCATCGAAGTCGGCACCAGAGAGCTTCTTAGCAACATCTGGGTGAATGCCGATAGCGTCGGGGGTGTCAGAACCAAGAAGCTTC